CTTTAGAAAAGGTAACTAAATTAAATGGTGTAACTTGGACTTGTAATTAAGATGTAAACGAAGTAACTAAAACGACTCCTAATACAGGTCTTATCGCACAAGAAGTTCAAGAAGTTTTACCAGAAGTAGTAATGGAAAGAGAAGATGGCCATTTAGGTTTAGATTACTCAAAAATGATGGGTCTATTGGTAGAAGCAATAAAAGAACAACAAACACAAATACATTCTTTAACTTTAGAAATTGAAAAGTTAAAAGAATTAAAAGGTTTATAATAAATGTATGATGTATATTACACCACCGCTGGAGGACCTTGGTTCAACAGTGGTGCTGATATATGGGTAACTAATTGGATAAAAGAAGTGGCAACTGATTTAGAAGTCAAGCCACTTCTTATTTTCCATAGAAAGAAGCCAGATAATTACGAAGAATTTCCAATTGATATTGACCATATTTGGACAATTGATGAAGATGAAATCATTGAAAAGTTTAATAGTGCAAGAAAAATACACATATTACATGGACACTATACTCCAACCAAAGCAGTTCATCAAAATTTAGAAAAGATTGATTCAATCGTTTTCCATAATTTAACCAAAGTGTCTTTAATGGCACAAATAAAAAAAGATAAATATTTACATTGGTATGGAAATTGGGAATATGAAAACGAACTAATTGATAAAATTAAAAATAAAATTTGGGTAGGATTGTATCATTTTCCATATCAAACGGAAAACTTACATCACATACCAAATAATTATACATTTACACAAAACAAAGAACTTTCAACATCGATAGAATTGGGTTACGCGGCAAGAGTTGAAGGTAGAAAAAATGTTGAATATATGGATGGGTTGGGTGGATTCATTTCTACAAATTCAGAAACATTCGACAAATACTATAAAAAGAAATATGGATACAAATTTGAAAAATCAAAAATTTACAAATTTGATTACAAATATAAAGAAAAGTTCTACGGACTTAATTGGGGAATATCTCATTCTTGTTTTGAATATGAACCATTCGGATACGGAATTTTTGAAGCAGTGGATTGGGGGAAACTTCCAATATTACATGAAAAATGGCATGTTCCACTTGACTATAAGTACAAAGCGATTGATGAGGAAACATTTAAAAAAACCTACGAAACAATTTGTCAGGATGATTACGAAACCCGTAAAGTAGAATTTGAAAAACTTAAAAATTGGATGATTAAAAACTTTTCCAATAAAGATGAGTGGAAAGAAAAACTTTTAGATATTTATAACGGAGAATAACACTTTATACTATGGCAAGAACAAATCTATCGTTAGGAAATTTATATAGAGCAGTAACTGGTTCTCCGAGAGGAGGAGCATCTTCAATAAGTTCATTAGTCGGAGGTTCACAGACCAATGTTTCCTTATTGGGATTTGCGACAGACGCAATAACAATTAATCCACCCAGTTATTCATATATTGTAGAAGGGACGGCCGAAAATGCATCTTTTCAATTTAGTTTGACTGGTTCCCGTTTTTATACTTATGTACAAAACCGAGATGTTAATTACTCAGTTACATTAGACGCTGCCAACTTTGTAATTGGTTCAAAAAGTTATTCAAATGGCCCAACAACTATTCCAATAACTGCAAATGCAGTTGCAGCATCAAACTATTCTGAAGCTAGTTCAGTATTATCATTGACATATGCGGATGGTTATAATATAAATGCAACTAATTATAACACTACAACTACAAGAACTTTATATGCAGTAGATGTTTATAATACAATTAACCAACCTGATTTTTGTTTATTATTTGATACACCAATAACAAAGGCAGATAATACAATTGTAAATGTTGAAGATTTGGTAGTAGGTGATGTAATTAAATCATGGATTCCAACTGGTTTACCAGATGAATCATTAGATGGAACAGATACCGAAGAAACTGAATGGAGATTTTTTCAAAGAGAAACAAATGAAGGTTCTTATGCAGAAGTTACAGTTAAAGATATTACTTTTAACTTTGCAAGTGGATATTATAATATAAATAACGGATTAATTAAATCAACTGGTACACACCCATTGTATGTATTTGATTCTGAAGTTCAAAAATATAAATTTAAACAAGTAGAAGAAATATTACCTGGAGATTCAATTGTATTATTTGATGAAGTGGAGGGAATTAGTCAAGTATTAGTATATGATATATCTAAAGTAACCGAAGATGTAGAAATTGTAACACTAAATGTTGAAAACTCCGATGTTTATTTATCAAATGGTGCCATATCTCATAATAAAGGAGGGGTTTCAACAAGTCAACCATCAATCCCATCTTCCGGACTAAGAATGTATATAGAACCAGCTAAAGCGGCAAGTTTTCAAGCCGGTTCATTACCTGGAACTGGTACACCAACAGTAGACTTATTGGATATGAGTGGATATGGTACCGGTGTTAGACCAGGAGCACAAGGGCCAAAATCATTAGCAGGTGGTAACCCAGCTTATAATAATGGTGCAAGTAGAAAAGAAAGATATTATTCTTTTAATGGTACAAGTCAATGTTTTTATAAATCTAATTCATCAAATATCCTTGGCGGTATTTCTCAATTTAATGTTACCACAGGAACAATACATGTATGGGTTAGACCCACAACTACATTAGGTGCATCGGAAAGAATTCTTTTTGATTTTGATGGTAGATATTCACTTGGAATTGGTTCAACTAATTCTTCTACATTAAATAGAATAAATTTTGATAGTACAAATATGGGAACATTTTCAATACCAACTTACGAAATGCCTCTTAATACATGGACTATGGTTACGGTTGCATTTAACGCAAATGGTTCTGTGGAAGCATATGCAAATGGTGGTTTTCAACTTGGGTATGGAACATCTTCACAAACAATACCTTCATTAGATGGTTATTCGGTTTTAACAATTGGTTGTAGTAGTGGTTTCGGCCGTTTTTGGAATGGACAAATCGGACCAGTATTATTTTATAATGTAAAACAGAATAGTACAGCAATAGCAAGAGTATTCAATTATTTCACTACAACATATAATGCATAATATTTTATTGTTTTGAGTTAAAATATTATATTTATAAGGAGAATTAATAAATTAAATTAAAGCATATAAGATGTCAGAAAAATTAGTATCACCGGGTGTTTTCACAAGAGAAAACGACCTTTCATTTTTACAACAAGGTGTGGCTGAAATAGGTGCAGCATTCATCGGCCCTTTTTTAGAAGGACCAGTAGTTCCAACAATTGTAAATTCACAAGCTGAGTTTGCTGAATTATTTGGAGCAGCTGATGGAACATATTATACTCCATTAGCAGTACAAAATTATTTAAGAGAAGCAGGAACTGCAACTATTTGTAGAGTAGCGGGTATTGGTGGATATACTGAAACGGCCCCTTTACTATTGACAGCAACCTCTGGAGCAGTAAGTCAATCATTAGGTATTTTATTCAATACATCTACAAACTCAAATGCAGGTTTATTCGGAGCACAAGTTAGTGGTTCTCAAACCGGAGAAGGTGATTTTAAATTATTAACAAATAGTGGTAGTTTATCATTATCGGCATCTTTAGACCCGTCTGATACAAACGATATTGAAGCAGTATTTGGGACATCGGCATTAGGTTCAAAAACCGCATATGTTTATGGGTTTTTTAAAAATTCATCTATAACATTTGATGCAAGTTGTTCATCTTCGGTAACTGTATTAAATTCACAGGATTTTACAGATGATGCACAAGAAGCATTAACTCCAATGATTAAATCACAAACTATTAGTGGTCAAAGATATGACCTTTTCCAATTTGAAACATTAGGAGCAGGTAATTCAGCAAATACAAAAGTTAAAATTGGTATTACAAATATTAAAGCAGCTGGTTCTGTAAACGGAACTGATTATGGTACATTTACGGTCGTAGTAAGAGCATTTGGTGATACGGATAAGAAAAAGAATGTATTAGAAACATATTCTAATGTAAATCTTGACCCGAATTCTCCAAACTTTATTAGTAGAGTAATCGGTGATAGAAAATTATCAATTGATTCTTTAGGTAAAATAACTGAAACTGGTGATTGGGTTAATAATTCAAAATATGTTAGAGTTGCAAATTTAAATTATAGTGCACCTGTACAAGCAGTACCATTTGGACATTCTGCTTATACTTTACCAGTATCTGCATCAGCAGGTGTTGGGGCATTGATTCCTGGAGTAACATTTGTAACTGCATCAGCAACACAATATGGTGGTATTGATTTAGATTTTAATACAGATAACTTAATTTATTTAAAACCAATTCCAACAGGAGCGGGTGTAGGTTCTAATTCAGTATTCGGATTGGATGCAGCAAATGGTGGTACATTATCAGTAGGTTCTTCTTTAGCACAATTCGTTGTAGCATTCCAAGAAGGATTTGATGGTATGAATCCGGCAACTGTATCTAATTTAGGTAGTGATATCACAACCGGAAACTCACAAGGTTTTAACTTAACAAATTCTACATCTTCTGGTTCAGTAGCATATATGAAAGCAATTAACGCTTTATCTAACGCTGATGAATTTGATATTAATATGGTAATTACACCAGGTGTTGTACAAAGATTACACTCATACATTTCAAACGCAATTGTTGATTTATGTGAACAAAGAAGTGATTGTTTCTATATTATGGATGGTACAACTGCGGGTGATTCAATCGGACAAGCTACAATAGCTG